CTCCTGAAGCTGATTTCATTTTTTCATGCCCGCCTTATGGGGATTTGGAAAAGTACAGTGATGATCCGCGAGACTTGAGCGCGATGGATTGGCACGCCTTTGTTGCTGCATATAAGCGGATCATTCTGCGCGCCGTGGGCAAGATGAAGACAGACACATTTGCGTGTTTCGTGGTAGGCGACTTCCGCGACGGAAAAGGGTTCTACCGGAACTTCGTTAGTGAAACCATCGACGGATTTGAACAGTCCGGCGCGAGACTTTACAACGAAGCGATTCTTGCGACTCCTGTAGGCACTGCCGCTATGCGCGTGACAAAGCAGTTTGAAACCAGCCGCAAAATGGCAAAGACGCACCAAAATGTTCTGGTGTTTTGTAAGGGCGATCCACGCAAGGCAACGGCAAAATGCAACGCAAAAGTCGGCGCTGGCGATACGGCGATTCAAGAGGATTGGACAAAATGAAGCCCAAGCGCCCAACGCTCAATGAAACCATCCGCGCCAACGAGAAGGCTTTACGCGGCCTTTGCTTTGCGGCAGGCAAGCCAATGCCGGAAGGATTCGATACGCCCGCCAAAGAGGTTAAAACACGGTCTGTAGTTAATCCTAGTGATCCACATGAACTGGAAGCATCAGTTATGCGCGAGGTTGCTGGTGTTCTGGCAAAGCACCCAAAAGTACTTTTTGCCATCAGGCAAAATTCAGGATCAATGGAAGTTGAATCCAATGGCAAGAAAATGCCGATATGGTTCTACCGTTGGGCTAGAAGCAGAGAGAGTATGACCCTCCCTGACTACTGGGGACTTCTTACTGACGGCAGGATGTTTGCACTTGAATGCAAGCGTAGGAACTGGACAAAGCCGACAGGAGAGCGAGAGGGAAAGCAGTTAGCGTTTTTGCTTACTGTAAGGTATGCAAGAGGTATTGGTGAATTTGTAACTTGCGGAGAGGATGCCATCAAATGCCTGTCAATGTAACCTGCATTACTTGTGGGAAAGTGTTTGGTGTTCCACCAAGCAAATTACCTGCTAAGTATTGCTCTCAAAACTGTATGCCGAAAGATGGATCAAATAATCCAAATTGGAAAGGTGGATTAATTGAGTTCAAGTGCCTAATTTGCGGTACTTCATTTGGCCGAAAGAAAAGCCATCTTAAGAAAAACCCAAAGTATTGTTCTTGGAAATGTATGCACGAATCAAAGCGCGGCCAAAAGAAGAATTTTACCTATGCGACCGTACCTAAGAAATGTGTGATCTGTGGAACAATCAAAATGGTTAAACAAAGTCATGCAGATATAGAAGGTACTTACTGTTCTGCTGATTGCATGGCGAATGGATATAAAGAAAGATTAAAAGGTGAATCAAACCCAAATTATCGACATGGCAAAGCACATATTGGTGGATACTTTTCTGGCCTTAGAAAAATAGCGGATGGAATCTACTCAAAAGCTCATATAGCCGCTTTGTTGATATTGCAAAAGGGACGATGTATTGGTTGCGGAGAAAAGATGACTAAGCCAACGGTAGATCACATTATTCCCATTGTTAAAGGAGGAACACACTGGCCGAGTAATATTCAGTTGCTTTGCAAAAGTTGTAACTCTAGGAAGCACGCAAAAGACCCTATTCAATGGGCTAACGAACTTGGTAGGTTGTTATGAGACTTTTTGCCTTCGGTGCTGAAGATGCCATCAGTAAACTGTTGAAATTACGCAATGGAGAGTGCAAATGAACCAAAACCGTAAGCCGTTTCACGCTGATCTTGTTGTTTTCTTTGTCTGCTGGTCTGTCGCGTGTTTCTTCGCGGGTAAGTGGATGGGGGAAGAACAGATGGCCGAGAAGATCAAGCCTTGTTATGAGCCGAAGAAACAGAATCTCGACATGACCAAGATTCAACAAAAACGCTTCATCAATTACTGGAAGTCGCAATCGTGAAACACTTTTACGCTTTCATGCTCTGGTGGTCGCGGGTTGATCTTGCCATTGCCAAAAGCACAGGAAGGAACCCGGCGAATATCGAACAGCTTCAAAAGGAGGAATCAAGATGGCAACACGAACTGTTGATGGTGGAGTTGAACACATGAGCGCCGGGTTGTGCGGAAAAACCTACGGAGCGAAGACATGAGCCTGTTTTGTGATTCTGGATACGACCATGACGGCGCGGACTGGTGGTGGTATCAGCCGTCCGACGATGCACCGCTGACCACGAAGCGCAGCCGAAAATGCTGCTCTTGCGGTGAGAAAGTCGGCGTTGGCGACACGGCGCGAAAGGTTGCGCGCTACCGGCCCGCGACAGAGTTTGAAGAAATGCGGGGTATCGCCAGCGACGAAGTGCCTATAGCCGACTGGTATCTGTGCGAGACGTGCGGCGATCTGGCGGACTCACTTTCGGAGCTTGGATTTTGCTACCACCTCGGCAACGGCGAAAGCCTGAAGCAACAAATAGCCGACTACCGGCGCGACGAGGGAACGCCGATCTTGACGCACAACGCTAACGTAACCGGCCTTGCGCCGGCACAGGAGACAACGAAATGACAACACCTATTGCGCAAGGTCCGGTTGACGTAAATGTTAGGGGCGATGAACTCTACATATGCGCAACGGACTACGAGCATGAACTCGGCGAGGCCGCTGGTGGAGCGCCGCTGTATGCGAGCGTGGCCGATCTAAAGGCTTCACGGAAATGTGTGGCTGAGTGCGGGATAGTGGCGGTGCGCGTTGAGTTTCTGCGCATGGTTGAGCCGGGGATGCCCTACAGCGAACGCGGCAAGAAAACCCATAACGCAAAGTTAACCGGCGTGCCGCCCACAGACGCCACAAAGGAGGAATGACGTGGAACAAGCACAGAGCAACAACGAAGCATCGAGCGGCACGTCCGCGTTGGACGACATGTTAGAGATGCGCCGCCAGCCACCGGCACAGATGCAACAGGAAGCGGTGGACGCTATGACCCGAATGGCGGCCACCATCGAGAAACCGAAGACGCCTGACGAATCTGTGTGGCTGAGCATTTACTGCGCGGTAGCCAACTGCTTCAACAGCGAGAAAGCAACGGCTGCGAGTTGGGCCGACGAAGGGTTGCGGGAGTTTCGCAAGAGGTTCCGCCTGTGATCTCTAACTTAAAGTAGACGACATTTGTCGTCATAAAAAACAATTGCGACAAAGCGAGTAAATCAGTCAGTTATTAAGGAGAGTGAAGATGGGCAAAGAAATCGAAAAGAGTAAGACGTGAACCGTTCTTACAGTTGTCGCTATGAATCAACCATCGTGCTAAAAGAACTCAACCAGAAGCGCAGCAAACGATTTCCACCGTGGCGCATTGTGGGCCGGATCAACGAGATTCACAAAGGCGGTAAGCGTCTGTGGATCGACTTTAGGAGTGGATTGAAATGACTCCAGATGAAAGAATTGATGCGGCGCTAGACTCGGTGCTTCAAGCAGTAGGTTCATCGCTCAAACAGCACACTGAACAGAAAACGCTCGACGCTATGCGTAATGCGATGCGGGAAGTAATGAGCAAGTCTTACATCGCCGGATCAAACGATAATTTCGCCGCGATGAAGAAGTCTAGGCTTATTTGGTAAGGCTACTTGACCGGAAACCCTATCCCGCGAATCCATGATTGAATGCCGATTATTGTGGCTGCGTCTTCGGCTGCGTCTTGGATAAATCCTTCGGTGCATCCAATAGAAACTGGTTCCTTGGAGGATTCATGTACTCCTTCGGGAAGTCCGGCAATCGGGCGCACTCCACAGCTACCGGAATGTGGTGGCAAGCTGGCAAGGTAGTTAGCAACAGCATTGGAACGAGCAGTAGCAATCTTTTTGGGAATAGCATCTTTGATCTCCTTGGTAACTTTCGCGTGTTCAGTTTCGATCCGCTTCTTCTCCATCTCAGCCGCTTTACCTAGCGCAGCAACTTCAATCTTGTAGGCATTGAAAGCACGAACATCCTCCCGCCAGAGTTTATAGAACAGGCCGGTTGATGCGATCAGCAGGCCGATCAGAACCCACCTCCAGTTTGCAAGCAAGAAAGTCATCTTTCATCCTTCGCGGAAATGTACGCCTTGAAAACTGCTGTCTGTAGATATGTTATTGGAGCGGTCACGGCGGCAATGATTGCAGCCGCTTCCAAGCCGCTGGTTAAACTGGTGGCACTCGCATATGCCGCCGCCCATTCAAAGGCTCTGTAGGTCATCCAGAGGGTCACAAATAGCACTGTCGAGCGTCTTATCGCCAGCTTGCGTTCCCACTCTAAGATGTCCGACAGGATCACGAAACCTCCAGCCAGACTTCTTCGTTTCTCTGCTCTGCGGCTTGCAAAGTGACATACAGCCTGTCATTCACTCCCTTGCAGTTGGCGATCCCTGTGGCAGTACGAGTCTGGCCCAGAAGAGGGCACCCAAGAGTGTCATGCTCAGTGTTCCCACCGTGAATGCGAACGCCAGAGAATCCGGGTACGTCATGGACTTCGGGCATGACTCGACCGAAACGCTTTGATGGAGTGAGCGTGACTCTGTACCGCCCTCTTGGAATGGCCGAGTCGCCATAGACCTTCTCCCCGCCTGCTTCTAGGTAACGATCCTTGTCCTCAAGCGTTTCGCCAAAGAACAGTTTGTCGACAAAAAACTTCCCATAGTTGTGCTTTTGGGCAGGATCGTCGTCGCGGATAAGTTCGAGGATCATTTGTGCCATCCATTAGCGGCAAGGACAAAGTAACACCCCGCTGCGATAAGCATTGCAATAAATCCGTGGAATGACCACTTACCGAAAGATGCGTATTTCTCGTCAAGCCATTCATGCAAGGCTTCTTTGATGATGGCCTTCGATTCGTCTTTGCTTAATGGATCAACCATGATTCTTCCTTCCTGCCTTCTATGAGGCAGATGCGTTAGATTACCTACAGTGTCCGCCCAACTCGAAGCTATCGAGAAGGTTGAAACACAGCCACTTTGCAACACTGGTTCTCCACCCCGCGCCTTCTGACTTGTAGCGACTCAGGCGTTGAGTGAACATGTATTCTTCTGGCAAATCCATGAAGATGAATGTCGCAATGAATACGTTGAAGATTACATCCATGAACACGGCCAGAAGTGCGGCGGGTGCCAGTAGAATCTTCGCTGTCAGCGGAAGTGTTTTCCATACCGCCTTTGCCGCCATCGTCACGACGAACAGCAGGTAGAAGGCGTAGATGTAGAGCGCGAGGTAGATCATTGCAGCGCGGCCAGTTGCTCATCCGTAGGGCGCGGAAGCGTCGGGTGGTTCCATTCCTTGATGTAATCACCAAGCCCGTCACTGTCGTTCTGAAGGAGAGCGAACTTCGGCAGGTCACTCGCAGACAAACTTGGGTGGATTAAAATTATTTTCTCGACGAGATTCATCTTTAACCCCTAATAAAGACGCCGCTGAAGAACGTGGAATGGGCGCCACTACTTGTGAAGAAATAGAGCAATGCGCCAGTTCCATCGATCGTTCCATATATTTCAACGTAGTCAGTTGATCCGTTTAGATAGACCAGAGCCGAGATCGATGGAGTCTCGTAGCCGTTGCTACTAAGTCCAGTGAATTCAGATGTGCGATAAGCGGAGCCGTTTTTATAGATGTGAATCTTTGTCGCCGTCGTTGATGTGTCGGATGCCATCGATATACCAGCACTAATTTGGTAGTAACCGGCAGTTGTAGGCGTAAAAGTCGACGTCGCAAAATTGCCTGCTGTGTCGTATTCTTCAGTGCCAAATACAACTTTGGTTGCGACGCCAGTCGTGGGGTTTTGCGTTGACGAAGATGTTGCGGAGAATGCTGGGCCAATGGTTGCCGCTGCCGTAGGAGGCACATTCAACACCACCCAATCAGTCCCGTCATACTCAACGTCAGAAATCCAGTTGATCGGAACCTGCGTCGAGGTGACCGCCTGCTTCGTTCCGGTGGAGTCATAATATTTCAGGTTCTTGGCGGTATGCCCGGAAACGGCAAGCGTCGGAGTAGCACCGGATGCAGCGTTGAACGTGACTCGGAAGCGTTGCCCGGTAGCGTTTGCGGTACTCGCTGGCGTCGGCGTCAGGGTGTAGGCGGTATCGGTTCCGCCCGTAGTCCAAGGTGCATAGCTCGCCTGATTACCCAACGACGTGAGCGCAGCCTTTCCGGTCGCCGGATCGCCAAGAATCGTATAGTGCAACCGATTCAGGTCGTTCATCGTGTCTGCGGTTAGCAGGGTTGCGCCGTCAGTATAAACTGTGTCCGCCATGTTATTGCTCCTGTTTGTTCATTAGGTCTATTTTTATTGCGAACCAGCAACATTTACAGAGGTTCCTGCAACGGCTTTACCGCTATTGCTTGCAGCGTATTTTCTTATTCCATTCATAACTGCGCTTCGTTCTGATGGTGGAGTCTGTTCAATAAGTTTGGCAAAAGCCTTTGGATCAATTGCAGCGCGATTGATTAACTCCATTGCGGCATCGTCTGTATCGGCACCAAGTCGTTTTGCGATGTTCCTAACAGCCGTTACTGCCGGACTGAACCAAGTAGGAACTCTATGCTCTATGCTTGAAAGAACTCCTTCCATCTTGGGCAGGCTTGCTGCGCCAGTAGAGGCTCTTGTCCCGGCAATCTCACGCTGTCCGCTCTGATATATTCCTTCAAGCGTTCTGCGCCCAAGAGGAGACATTGCATCAAGCACTTCTTGCGGCGTGTTGTATCTTGCTATTCCAGTCGACCTCATAAAAGACCGAGGGAGGTCTTTCACCATTGTATTCAGTTGCGCCATCCCTTCAGAAGTTAGAGGGCGATTCAATGCTTCTGCGACATCACCAAATAGCTGCGCTTGATTAACTTGTGGCGATCTTGCGGCAAATTCCGCCCTTGCTTCAGCCATCTTTGGAGATGCTTTATCTATCCAATCCGTTAATTGACGTTTAGCCGTTATCAACTGTTCTGCATTGATGTTCCCAAGGCCAAGCGGAGATGGAGCCTTCTTGTTGAAAGCGTTCAATTCTGCATCTATCGCACGCTTCCACTTTTCAGCAGACTCAATCTGAATTTTCTCAGGAGTTGAGCCAACCGGAACACCCCATTCATTTACATAGTCTGTAATCGGTGCCGGACGTTGTCCTATGATGGTCGGTTGAACCTGCTTTCCAGCTACGATTGAATTCACTTGCCCCTGTCTAGCACTCTGCTCCATCTGCGTAAGCATTTTCTGCACTTGCGGCCCTTGCATGATGGTTCTTAATGTGTCATCCATCGGAACTTGTTCCGATTTTGCAGCAGAATATAGCGGAGCGGTTACGTCCTTCCGAGATTGAATAAGTTGCTCAAGTGGCTCTGCTCTGCGTTGGGCAGCTTCACTTCGCGCAATTTGATTAGCCGCATCCCTGCGAACAAAGTCATCAGCCATTTCAGGAGATGATCTGGCGGCCTGCTCAATAGCGGATAGCTTTCCGCTAAACCCAGGGGCAGCAGCAGCGATTGTAGGTTTCTCCATTGGAACGTACTGCTTCAAGTCTTTCAGGCGAGATGCTACTTCCTGCCAATTGTCGGGGAATGCTTTTCTGAGATATTCAATAGCCTGACCTTGTGCGCCAGCAGACATCTGCTGTATTTTATTGATTCCTGCATTTGCTAGTTTTCCAACAGCAGGAAGCGCGAACGGAACAGCCGCCCCAATCTCGGCTCCAGTTACAGCAGATTCAGGATCAATCATTCCAGCAGATACTGCGCCAGGGATCGCACCTCCAGCAGCGCGAGTTGCTATGTCTGCAATCCTCCCTGTCCCCGCCGCTTTTGGCCCGATCATCCCCCATGCTTCAATGGCTTTAGCCAACGTCGGCGCAGAAGCCTGCAATGGCTTGGAAATCAAGCCGCCAACACCAGCAGTCCCTGCGATTTCAGCTCCGGTTTTTCCAAGGCCGTAAGCAGTTGAAGTCGGATCGGCCCCCATAAGTCTTAGACCTTCTTCTATTCCACCAACAAGTTTACCGCGCTCTGACTGTGCACCAGTTTGTCCAGTGCCTTCAAATGCAGCCTTGAATGGAGCAAGAATAGTAGAACCAATTGAACCTGCGCCACGGACAGCGCCAGCAGCTAAGTTTCCCCATGGAATTGATGTCGGGTCGTTATAGACTTCTTTCATAGAAGTCGGCGCTGGCGGGACGGCGGGAGGCTCATCAAATTCAAGCCTTCTGCCCTGCTGAGTAGGAGCATCAAATTCGAGCGTCTTAGCCATTACCGCGCCGTCCCGGTTCGTCCATCAGGAAGTTTGAATCGCGTTCCAGCCGGTAGCGTGAGCGCCATAGCTTCATTGCTTACTGGAACAACCATACCGGATTGCTTTGGCGCTTGTTGCCCAGATAACGCTGACTGGATTATCTTCCCTCGACTTCCATCTTCATACCCTTGATATATCTCTCTCATAGTGCGTAGCGAAGCAAGCCGCGTTTCAAGCGGAAGTCCTGCGTTTGCAACATCAGCCGCCATTGATTTATATAGGGATACGTCTTTGTCAGATTGCGGGCCTTCAAATCTTGGAACCTTCTGAACAAGTCTCCCGCCTACTACTTCAAGACTCTTTGCTTCAGCCGCACCTGATGGTGCATATCCGACCACAGAACCAAGGAAGTCCGTACCTTTACCGATCAAACTAGATGTTGGAGCATTACCTTTTGTGACGTTTCCTTCGGAATCACGAACATTTCCCATAAGCAAATCTTCGGCCATTTGAAGGTCTTTGCCCATCCCTTGAGATGCCGTCATCTGCTTCTGAATTCCGCGACCAGTTTCAGTGAGTTTTGGTCCAGCCCCCAACACTTGCCGAGTCCTACCGTCGATAACGATAGTGGCATTCGGATTATTCGGGTCTTGAATAGTTACTGGCGTAACTGGAGCGGATACGTTTACCACCGGATTGATCTGCTTCGGAGTCTCCGACAATTTGCGGATCATGTTGTTGTAAGCCGTTTGGCCGGCAGTATCATCAGGGCGCAATGCGGCCTGTTCTGCGCGAGCTTGAGCCAGCGGCGAAACCTTTGTAGGGTCCATAGCCCCTGTCGGATCAGCAAGCATCCTGTATTTCTGCACCAATGGGGCTTTCTCTGGATGGCCGTCCGGTAGTGCCGAGATTGTCTTTGCAAGGCCGAATAACTCCTGCATCTTTTGCGTTTTAGCTTGGTTCTCGGCGGCACTGGCTTCATAAGACCCAATGTGCGCTTGGTCAAGCCTGCGCTTCATCGCCCGATCTTCAGGATAGGATTGCATATCCTGTTGCATCTTCTGCATCTGCATCAACTGCGACAGTTTCATCAGCCCCTGATTTTCTTGGGCGCGGTTCATCTGATCCTGCTCGTTGTAGCCCGCAAGGAACGGGACTTTATCGAGAACGCCCATGATTACACCCCGCCCCTCATTGCCTTCGCCCACTCCGCCATCGTCTGCGCCTGCGTCTGTGGCGGATTGAAGATGTTGTTTGCTCCGGCACCTACTGCGTTCCATGCGTTTGCGCCTGAGTTGATCGCATTCGTACTCGCTTGCGGAGCCGCTTGGTTATAGCTCGAAAGCCCACCGAATCCAGCGAGCCTATCCTTCTCCTGCCCAAGTTTCCCGAACAGTTGATCGCTGGCATAACTCTGCCCCTGTTGCAGCGCATTCCCGCTACCAAACGGATTCCCCTGCGTCGATAGCGACCGCATCAGCGAGGATGTTCCCTGATCGACCGGAACACGCACCTCCGGGCTTGAAAGGAACGAGGTAGGGTCTTTGTATAGGTCGGACAGCCTCTGCCTGTAGGGAGCGCCATAGCCCTCGTAGCGTTGAGCTTGCTGCTCTAGTGCGCTGGTCTGTTTGTTGGATGCGTAGGCACCAAGGCCAGCTGCGCCGAGGGAGCCTAGCGTCTTCATCAAGTCTGTTCCACCGGATGAAGACCCGCCAAGCAGGTTTTTAATCGCAGACGATCCATCTGAAGACAACCATGATGTATCACCGTTTTTAAGTGAGTTCATGGCGCTTTCAAGCCAAGAGGTACTGCCAAGGGTATCCATTCCAGGGATGCCCTCTGCTCCGCCCGGAATCAGGTTAGCGTATTCGCCACCCGGCCCGGTTGCTTGAAGAAACGCGTCAACATCAAGATTCCCTGCTGCATCGAGCCAATCAAACATACCGCCTCCTGTACTTCCTGCGGAGCTTAACGCTCCAGCACCAGCCGCGCCCATCCCGCCAAGCGCAGCAGCATCTAATCCCAATGATGCAAGCGTTGTCCCTGACAAGCCACTTCCTAAAGCCCCTGCCATTCCAGCAGTAGTCCCATACCCGCCAAGTCCAGCTAGATTCACTCCCATTGTTCCAGAGCCAAGGGAGCCTAAAGTAGCGGCTTCCCCTGCGCCAGCGAGCGCTGCGCCCTCACCTAGCCCGCCCCACAATCCACCCGCTGCACCACCTGAATAGATTGCAGCGGCAAGCATCGCCAACTGTCCAATGTCCATTCCGCCAAACAACCCGCCAGAATCATCTCTTGCCGACTGTGCAGCAGGGGATTGCTCTTGGTTGAATTGCTGCCCGGCAGCTAGGTACTGCTGTGGAACATACGAACTCAGCCCGAATTGCTGTAATGCACCTGACTGCTGCGGATCAAATGAATTGTCAAACAGGTTCTGACTTCCGCCCCACCGTCCAGACTGTCCGAATGAATCCATTCCAAGCAAAGGATTCGCCATGAATGCCTGTTGCTCTGGATTCAGCGTTCCACCCGCTCTGGCATAGGCAACTAGCTTGTCGACTTCAGGGCTATTAGCTGCGGTAGTCACATATCCAGCAGATTCGGAATGTTCAGGAGTTCCAGAAACAGACCATGATCCATCCGCGTTCTTGAGTTCGATTCGCCCGTTGTTGAATCGCGCCCAATCCTGATTGTCGTATGTCCAAGCCATAGCGAATGTCCTTATATTTCGTAACTGCCGCAAAGCAGGAACGTATTTCCGCTCGCCACTTGTGCGGGCAAATAACACCGCGAAGTAGCTACATCAATGTGGCATGTTCCAACGGCCACATTGGTCGTATCATTCGACATCACGCACATTCCAGCTAGTCCCTTTGCCGCAACAGGAAGGTTTAAATAATCCGTACCGGCCACCGAAGCAATCGAGGTCGCAGCGGAGAACGATACCTGGAATTGTAGCGACCGCCCGACAACACGATACCGACCTGTATAGGTCGTTGCGCCAACTACGGTCAGCGACCCGAATACAGGAGTAAACGAAAGCCACGTATCCTGACCCGTCAGATCACGATAAGCGAAACTCGTCTGGTCGGTGTTAGGAATTTCCAATTGTTGCCACTCCTTCAAGATTCCTGATTCTCATAGCGGTATCTGCCGAATGATTCAGTATCCATGCCCTACGACGCGAAGAGCCAAGCCTACGAGCAACCGGCAAATTGTCTGCTAGATCGAGATTCCCCCACACAACCGTAGTATTGTAGTCGTCGTCAGAGTAAGAAATCTCAATCGGAGAAGTGACTGATTGAATGTCTCCGATAATTGCAAGCGACTCCCACGCTTTCCTGTTCCGCGTTCCAAGGTCATTCGAGTCAAGCTGCATCGTTGCGGTATAGCTTGCTCCAGCATCGGCATACACCAGTGATGCTGGATTCATGGAATACACAATTCCACCTGTAAGCGTATTCGAGATACAGTAATTCACCAGCGTACCGCCGATTGAACTACCCACAATCTTGTACCAGGGCGCTGTCGATGAAGTCCACTCAGACCACTGCTTTTCTTCGATGCAATAGACTAAGGCAACCGTTGATGCCTTCACCAAGACAAACGATCTTCCATAGAACCTGATTGTCGTTAGCGTAAGATTGCTTGTTCCTGCTAGAATCAGAATTGCATCAATCTCAGGGGTTGAAATGCGCGAAATTCCATCGGCGTACTGGAATATCGACAAACCACCTTGCGGGCTTGAGCCACACCAGAATGTAGTGTCAGCAATCTGTGCAATCGCATCGGCAGAGATACATCCAACCTTCTGCGTCATCGAGGCATTCTTGGCGAATGGGAACGGTGTTTGACCTGCATTGTAGAAAAACTCCACCGAGCCAGTCCCGAAACACATGATGAAGTTCCGATGTCGTACCGCGCCAATTCCCTTGTCTGGATATGAATTCGCAGAACCAAAGGATGTCGCCGTCCACGCGGTCACTGAATTCAAGTCGGACGCCCACAACTTTCCAGTGGTGTCCATGATGCAGGCGTAACCGTCAATGTGCGCGAATGTGCCGGCCAGTGTCAGCGAGGCATTCCCCGGAAAATCTGCATCTGCGATCTTGGTAGCAACGCCAGTCGGAACATCGTAGTACCATCCAGTACTGTCAGTGCTGCTGATCGTCAGCGTAGGAACAGCGGAAACAAATGTCTCTGTGATGCCGGTTGCTTTCCCGGTAATCGCGCCTAGCGAAGTCGTGCTGTTGTAGATGGTGCTATTCGTTGCTCCGAAGGCCGAGATGATGTTATCTCCAGAGGAATATCCCGTCCATATCAGAATCGCGTTTCCAATCGCCGCCGCACCAGTTGTTATCGAGGTAGCGAATCCGGGTCTTTTAACGCAATAGACCTCCTGTTTTCCAGTGACAGGATCAACAATGGTTTCGCTGTAGCAGTTGATAAACCGCTGATCTTTCGTTGAGCTATCGGTCGTTTTTCCGACAATCATTACACCGACAATCCCCATGCCAACATATCCAGAAACAGAATTCAGGATGTTGGTAGCCGAGATTCGCTTGTTACGCGAACCGGCTACAGGGACTCGATAGGCTTTGCGCATTATGTGCCCGTCAAGATATTTGATCGCTGCCCTGCAAAGAATCTACCCATCGGGGAGTAATTCAAGATTGGCCGATGATTGGCGCGTTGAATTGCCGCCAGAGAGTCTTGCGCGATCTTCCGCACGTCGTTGCTCGGAGACAGACCAAACTCAGTACCAGCCCATTCAATAGCGAGATTGTACGTTATTGCACGTTCATAACCGGGTGGCAGAGAAATCGTTGTCGATAGCGCAGCCAAGTTTGAAACAACCTGCCACGTAACGATATGGAGCGAACTGACGGCACTCGGGACAGGATAGACAATCAGCGTTCCAGTTGGAAGCGTCGGCTCGTAATACGCACGATCAGGGTACGTCGCCGTATCAGTCTTGATCGGAATCGCAAACCACTGTTCTGCTGTCAGCAGATCAACCGGGTAATCTATGCCGGATACGCGAACGAAGCACTCTTCGATCTTGTAGGGACGCGGAGTCAGTGCAAAGTTCCCTGCCGGCCCTACGGTGTAGGAACTCGTTGCGGCTACCAGAGAGTACGCGGTATCAACAAACGCATACACGTCCAGTTTGTCGATCTGCCACGCTTCGAGCATGGCATTGAGGGCGATCAGGCCATCTGCTGATTCAGCGGCGGTACAGGATACGCCAGAATTTACTGCGCCTACAAGTCGGGCGGCTCGGTCAATAAGACTCTGTGATGTGGCCATGATCGTTCATCTCAAATCTCTTCTGCGATTTTGGGAGGGCGACCAAGGCGACGCGGAGGCGTGTCTTGTGGTGTTGCAGCTTGGATTGTAACCGTTTCGACGGGCTTTGCAATAGGCGGATTCTTGGCATCCATCAGCGCCTTGCGTATAGGCTCACCATCGACCCATCCAACAGGAGCGCCGCCTTGTGGAAAGTGGGCAAACCCACCGAGTTCTGAGTACATCAACATATCATTCTCCTTTTACATGTATGGCACTTCTTCCCACATCATCGAGAACACCAATGCGCTTGTTGATGTGGGAAGAAGTGCCATACA